AGGATGGGCAGGTCTGGCATCATTTGGACGTACCCGTGGAGGATATAAGTCTGGATGTTTTTCTTCATAGCACCAAGAGCATACAATTAATCCGGTCCATTCCTGTCGCTGATTGTTTGAACTATAGCGAGAGCCACACCTGTCGCATATAAAATTATAATATATGCTATTTATGCCTTCTTTATTATGGGGAGGGCTACGTTGCATTAATCAGAATAGACACAATGTATTGTTATATTATAAGAATCAGCTGCAGTATGACCAGTAGTAGTAAGGATAATATCTCCCAATCCGCCAGTTCCTGTATCTCTTATTCCGCCAATCCCACGATAATCAAACATGCCGTTACCTGTAAGTCTGGCAATCTTAACATCTGTGCTTTCATCAAAGAATAAATCAACTACCATTCCATCAAGCTGATACTGGATTGCTTCAACAATTAATTTGGCTGGCTCAGCGCCCTTACCATTAAATAATGTTGACTTATCAACTTTGATAACTGCTGATTCTCCTGTACCATCTGAAACATTCAAACAATTAACAACATAATGTCTTAATCCGTTGTGGATAACGTGTGTTGATACTGTATCTGCCATTTTATGACCTCATTAAATTAATTCTGTTGCTTTCTATTTTTGTTACGTCTGAACATTGAAGACCACCTTGTAGACGCTGCTGTGCCTGGATCAGCTCCACCCCCGCCACCACCTGGTATAAATGTTCTGTCTGGTGTTGCCACTGATCCAACAGATACCATCGCAAATAATTTAGGGATCATCTTTGTCATAGCTGCAACGCCTACAGCCACCATAGCAAAAGTCCTGAAAAATGCTCTGCCAATTGATACATTAGCAATACCTACTGCGGTCATTGCAAAAGCCTGCAAAAATACTTTGGATTGGGTAAACCCAGCTACACCTACAGCCACGATAGCTTTAGCTAATGGCTGAATCTTTTTATTCATAGTAGCCACACCTACAGCAATCATAGCTAACGGCTTACCAACTAACTTTGATAAGGTCGCTACACCTACAGCAACTGGTGCAAATGTCTTAACAAAAGTAACTGATTTAGCAAATGTTACAACTCCTACAGCAGTACTAGCAAGAGTTCTACTAAATAATAACCCTTGTGTAAACCCTGCTACTCCCACGGCTGTCATTGCTTTAGCTAAGGGATTAATCTTTTTAACCATGGCTGCAACCCCAACAGCTACCGGAGCAAACACAGCCTTTGTTACTGCCTTAACAAGTGTTGTAACTCCTACAGCAGTACTAGCTAATGCCTTTACAAACGTGTTATTCTTTGATAAGCCTGCTACTCCCACAGCCGCCATTGCTAATGCTTTAGCCCATATAGGATTCTTAGTTAAAGCTGCAACTCCTACAGCTACCATATCTACATTTTTATTAGTGGTAGTGCCACCAGCAACTTCTTTTAGCGCAATTAATACAGAAGCTTTATCCGTATCCGCTGTAGTGGTTGGGTCTGATGTGCTCCCAGTACCAGTTAATATATCATACTCACCACGTGTAAAAATATTGGTGGTAGCACTCCCACCCGAAGTGGCTACTTCTGTTAGTACTGCATAACCTGATGTATTAACATAAGAACTAAATCCTGTTCCTTCTCCGCCATCTCCACGAATAAATAAATATTCACGACTAGACAATCCACTAATAGCGATACTAGGACAATCAGTTGCTGATCTTGCTCCGTTTGAACCTTCTAATGTCACCACTCCACTAGCTGTAATGGTGAACTCAGATATACTACCTGCTTTGGCTGTAATAGCATTAGCAAAATTAGCTGTTACAACTCTAGCACCACCAGTAACACACAGCATCCACCAAATAGATGTTGTTACGTGGGCTGCTGCTGTTCCACCATCCGTGTATTCATATCCCTTATTCCATGTGTTACCACTGCCAGCATCACTTATTGACGAATGCTGAGTACTAACTCCTGTAACTGTTTCAAAGTTATCAGTGCCTATTACAGCTATATAAACTCTGCCGGCTGTATAGGTACCACTACTAAATGCTAGGGTAGTATCAGAAGTTTTTTCTTGCCCAGTAGCAAAATTACTAGTTACAAAGCCCCAAGCCATTAACTATTAAGTCTGTTGTAATGTAAAGGTAAACTGAATACTATCACCAAGAACTAAAGCAATGCCCGTAAAATCTGATTTAAGATACATATTACCACTAGACGCAGCATCAAATATCCCAGCATTTGTTATTGTTTTTGAACCGTCTGCTGTTATAGTCCCAAGAAACTGATTCTTATCAGCAGCAGGTTGAGACTGTGTAGTAGTAACCCTAGTTTCAGAAGCTTCTGTGAATAATGTAGTATCACCTACTACTGCTGTACCAGCCCCAGTTCCCCATGCAACTTTGAATGTAGGTGTGGCTTTTGTACCATCAATTTGATCTACGACCATTTGTTTGCCAACAGTCGTGTAGACGTTTGCCATTATAATTGCCCTCTATGCGTGATATATTTCAACATCACCGTTAGCTCTGGTGACTCTTATTTCTAATTTAATTTCTGGCTTTGCAACAGCATTAATGCCTGATTGTGGCAAAGCACTCTCAAAAATCTTGTCTCGTAATTCTGACATAACTCCGTCTGTCTTAGCCTTTAATTCAGGCTCTACATTCATGATGTCACTTAATGGAGGAGCTACACGAGCAAACACTCTTCCTGTTACTTCTTTAGGAGCTACTCGGATTTCACCTCTTTCCAATAACTCAGATTCTTCCTTAGAAGAAGAGAAGTACTGTACTATATTACTAATAATTCCCATATTTATTTCTCTATGTAATGCAAGAAACTTCCTAAATTAGGAAGTTTCTCACAAAATTTAACTATTAACTATCTCTAGCAGGTATAATATAACCAGAAGTTGTAATGACACCAGTAACGTAGTTTTCAAAGAATGAAATACCAACGTTTGTAGTACAAATAACATCTGTAGTACAAAGAGTGCCTACAAAGTTTCTTGCCATAACACCAGTACTAGTAGTACCACCAACATTTAGTAATGATCCACCTGTGGTTGATGTATTTGGTCGAATTGCAATATTTTCTACAATTTGTACATTTGTCAAAACACCAGCTGTCACAATACATGCAATAGCCATATCATTAAGAATTGCCCATTTCAGGTAATTGCGTTTAATTTCTAAACCATCAATATCATTGGCTGTCAAAATAGTTGTGTTATTAGATGTAACACCTTGATTCACAACTTTATTATCAAGAAATGCCAATCGGTTAGCAGTATTAGCTGCGCCTGTGCAATTCACGATATTTAAAAAGTTATGTGTAGAATCTGTATCACTAAAATCACAACGTTCAATTGTTAAATCAGTTGCCGTAACACCGATCGCTCTAGCAATACTTAAAAAGTTAGCTACAAAACGAATGTTGACAATCGAACAATTTGCTGCTGTAACTGTCATTGTTGCAGTATTTGCTGTAGTGTAGGTTATAGTAGGACGATTTAAACCTGTGCCTAATCCTAATAAACATACTCCTGCTTTAGACATTGCTATGCCAGCTGCCGCCGTAATAGTTTCTGCATGTCCTGCGCCTACGACTATTGTATCCCCCCTTCCTGCCACACATCTACTAATTGCATAAGATATTGTTGCAAAAGGAGCCAGCATAGTTCCTCTTAAACTTGTTAAATCTGATCCTGGTCTGCCACCCTCAGGTAAGACTGTTGAGTTACTAACCCAAAAGACTCTGCCAGGATATGCTTGTGCAATTGGCACACCCCTAATTGTTACACCATTGGCAAAATGGTTGTATGTTGCTATTGCCATTTATTTTCCTCATAAACCGATTTTCGGCTGTCATAAGACAGATTCTATATGGTTCAAATTATTTTACATGCTACAACGGGTAAATATCAATCTACCCGTTATAACGGTTAAACTACTAAGCGCCTTGTGAGCCCCATACACAGTAGGGGGTAACATAACCAACACCCATACGACTGTATATAGAGATTAAGGAATTCATAGTTAAATCATCTTTCCACTGATTAACAATGGGTTCTTGACGTCGTACGAATACGAGTCCAGTACGTGCATCATTCATATCAGTTGTAATGAAATAACCATTTGTATCTGTAAGATACGGATCAACTTGAAGTTCAAGTGCACCCTTCATTGTATTGACATCATTATTAGGACTACCAGCTTCCAATACAGAATCCAATACTCTCATTGCATCAAAACGCAATCCAGGTGGAACTAAAAGTTTCTTAGGAAGTACAGCCATCCTTATACCTTTATCATCAACCCAGTTTTGAATCTGTACAAAAGCATCTTCAAGAGATAGCTGACTAAAAGAAGCAGCAGTTGCTTGAGTATTACTCATTGTTCCAGAATTTAATACATGAGCAGTTGAGAAAAGAGCCACTGCATCAGGATTTTGATACATATTAGCTGCTGCACCAGCAACAACCGAAAATCCAGAATTTAGAACATCATGAGCCAATAATTCTTCAGCATCTCTCATTGCTCTCGCAAATCCAGGTCCAACTGACTGAATAATTTTAGGCGCATATTGGTCATCAGCAACTTGCTCTAATGTAAAGATTACTACCTTGCCATATCCGGCAGATGTTAATCTCTGAGAAAGTCCTTGAGTCATGTCCTCTTGTTCTAAAGGTGCACCTTCAAATTTCAAAGGAGCTGTACCTAATCCGACAATTCCTTGAATATCTTCAAAAGCACGAGTGCTCATGATTGTATTCATGAATCCGTCATATTGTTTATCTAATTGGTCATAATTTAAACCAAACGTGTGATGTATCCCAGGCACTAAAAGTGCGGGGAACGAATTTGTTGTAATAGACATTAATCATCCATACCTAAAGTACCAGTATTACGGGTGTGAGCATTGAGCACTACTTTATATTTTATGTTCAAGTCACCAGATACCATAGAATTGTTACCAGAATTTACAATACCAACTACTTTTAATGGTAATGTAGCCGTGGTTTCAATCGTACTAATATCTAATAGCATACCAGAACGACCAGTTACAGTAGAACCTGCCGCCACAATGATATCACCATTCGCACCGACATAATCGGTATTTGCTGTTTCACCAACATCATCAGACTGTAAACTATACACTGCATTAGGATCATCAGATACTAATACGTACATACCTACAGAAGCAGGACGATGGAGTCGTTTTACATTTAGATTAGCATTGCTAATACCTAAATGCTGATTAAAAGATATCGCAACACCGGCATTGATATCAGTAGATGCACCTGCTGCTGCTTGAGCAACTAGAGGAACACCATAAGCAAGATCAGCTGTCGAAGCAGTTGCACTTGCATCAGTAGCTATTAACAAATCACCTACAAAAGTAGCCGTGCTATCACCAGATGCAATGTAATAAAGATTCATAGCACCGTTGAATGCAGCAGCATTTCTGTAACCGATTAAGTCAAAGCCTTTCCTAGAAAAATTTGTAGCCATTATTTTTTATCTCGAAAAAAGTTTTATTTTTTCCGGACATTCTCAATATTAAATGTATTCTTCGATCCAATTGAACCTTCAATTGAAGGATCAGAAGTTAATTTATTCTTGTTTGCCCAGATTCCTTTTTGGTTATTTTCTTTCTTTAGTCTTAAATCTTCTTCAGCCCATTCTATTGGCTGTTTTAAAAGATATCCAACTGCCCCACCACCAACTGGCATACAAACTTTATCTGTCATCATAACACCACGAATCTCTGTGATGCCTACTTCTGACGGATGTACAAATTCATAACCTACAACGGGGTCTAATAGCTTCTGTATGTAAAACGGGTCATTACCCAATCTATCACTTGCAAAATACAATCTATATCCAGGTATTTTCAGTTTATGTAAAAATGAAAGCGGACCTGAGTGGTCTGCAAAATTTCTTACACCTGGTCTAGTTCGCTTTACATCATTAGGTTGTTCTGCTACTTCTTCTCTATCACGTACAGTCATTACTTAATCTCTCCTGTTAACTTTAATCTATTTACGTAAGCTTTGGTCTCTGCCAATGTAAACTGCTTACCTGTTGAACTTTCAATTACTTTAATAATTTTTTTATGCGCTGCTGGTATCTGATTTGTCCAAATTCTTGCATCAGATGGAGACGCAGACGAATCATGTACAGCTTGTGAAATTATTGGCTGCTTATTAACAGACGGCGCCTTTAATTTATTCATCCTATCACTAAGACGTTCCATATACTGCTCAATTGAAATGTCTACACCAATCTTAAACCCCTGATCATGTAATTCTTTTCCTAATTGCTGATCTTCATACTTAGTTTCAGCAATTCGTATATGATCCTCTCTTGTCTGAGGATTCACAAACCACGGATTTTTTTCAGCAAATATCTCATCTGGTGAACGCTGCTTAGCTACATACGGTTTATTATCTGGCTTATTGGCTGCTAATTCTGCCAACTGATCAGTGGTCCTTTTAACTGTCTCAACGTCTGCTATTTCAGCAGCAGATACCATCTGATCTTGTAAATCTTTGTAGGCTTTCTTATAAGCAGCTTCTTCAATCCTTTGCTGCTGCTCCCACATTTTAGCGGTTAAATCTTTTACATCTTTTAATTCACGCTGGGTACGCATTAAGGCTTCAAATCTTTCCCCTTCCTTTTCATATGCCTTCTTGCCCTTATATTCCTCAGGGTCCTTGCCATCCTTTACCCATTCATCATACGATTTATACCCACGTGGTGCATCCTTGACCTCAACACTCTCTTGTGTGGTTGCATCTTCTTCAATAATTACTTCTTCATTTTCATCAGACATTCTCTTCTTCCTCTATGATTACATCTTCTATAACACATGTGATCTCTTTATCAGTCATAATTCTAAGTAATGGCTGATCATTTCTCAATCTATTTTCTATGGTTCGGTTAACGTCTCGACCAGTATATGAGGCAAATAAAATCTTATCCCCTATCTCACATCGTCTAGCATCTTCATCATTGAAGGCCTGCTTACCCATTGCTCTCACCCATCCGGTATGTCTAGCTTGTAAATACTTTTCCCTTTCGGTTTCTTCTCCTGGTATTGAAATAAGGCTCTGTCTATGTGGAACAGCTTCAATTTCAACCAAAATAAAATATCCCTTTACTTTATACTTACGATCACCTAGAATATATTCATCATTGTTCATTCTTTAGCTCTCTCTTCATATCATCTATAATGACACTTTGTAATAACTTAAGAGAACTTATCTGTCCAATGACTTGGGCGGTCTTAACTACTGCATTCTCTGATACTATTAAAGTGCCTCCATCTATTAAACTATTAATCAGGTCATCTTTAATTTGATTAACATGTTTAAAATAAAATTGAGTCATTGGCTGTCTTATCCAAGACTCTACATCACTGCTTAATAGGTTTGTCTCCAACATGCTTTGACTCCTGCTCTGCTTTATTAGCATCTGCTAATGCTTTAACAGCTAGAGCATTATTTAATCTAATTTGTGAATCCCCAACATTAGATTTAATTTCTGCATCTGCCATTTTCAATGTCGTTTCTCCCTTTTTAAACTCTAAATCATTTACTGCACTCTGATGAGCTACAACTAAGCCTTCTGCTTCAGTGTTTATTTTCTTAGTCTCTGCAAGTATTTTCTGAACTTCAGGAGGTGGGGGAGCATTAGGATCAACAGGAGGCATCAATCCTTCAATTAAATAATCTTCAACATCCATTGCCTGCAACATATTAGCTGCTGCAGCTCTTCTATCAACTTCAGGTAATTGATAAATTGCCTGTGCTTTAGTTAATCTTTGTGTCTCTGATGCCATATTAGGATCAGACACAGGGCGAATATCAATATCAAGAACCTTATAATCATCAATACTAGCTTCTGGATCATCCATCATATTAAGGTACTTTTCAATATCTAAATATTGACTATTTAACTTATAAAGCAATAAAAATTCTTTCTTAAAACTTCGTAAAACACGCTTATGGATTGCATTATACTGAACTAGTCCCTGCTTGATTAAAGCTAAAACAGTGGTTGCAGGACTATTCTGACTTGGCTGCTGTCCAGTTAAAATCTCTGTTATTCCGGCTATTTCCTTACCTGCATCCAATAATAATTGGAGCAAGCTGAATAATACAGGAGAAGGAGGCAATAAAGGCAGATTCATTATGCTGTCCTTTAATGACTGACTTCCTAATCCTTCAATTCTATTAATCGTACCAGGAGCTAACTTAATCTCGGGTGATCCCACGCGCGCCATGGCTGACATTATTATAGGCTGTGCATTCAATAAAGAGCCAGCATCAATCATTTGATTTATTGTAGTATTAATTGATTGGTTTAACGGATATAATAAAGTCCCTAAGCCAAATGATAAAAACTTACCATCTGGGGACGGTAAGAAATGATAATCTGTAAAATAATTATCGGGGGTAATAGTACGAACTTTTTTCCCATCTTCGGTTAACTTAATGCTTTCTGCAGAATATCTTGATACAATACGTAATATCTTATGACTAGCAGTATGATAAGTAACAATATAAGGCTCATTATATCCATCACCATCTAAATCTAAATATCTATGCTGTTCTAATAATTCGTGCGCTGTATCAGAATCCTGTAGCTGCTTCATTTCTGTATTGTAGCTATCCATGCCATCTGCCAATTCCTTTGGATCATATGTGCAATATAAACCTTGATTCATATTCTCTATAATTTCATTCATATAAGAATATGTCACATGTGTAATACGTCGAGCACTTTCTAAAGTCTTAACATTATTATTGATATACACCCGATCAGGACGACAGGTTTCAAATACTGGCTTATTGCCTGCTACATCAAAATAACCCTTTCTGAAAACAGTGCCAACAACAGCAATCATTGATAACAACTTATCTGTGTCTGCTTCCCATCCATCTGAATCAACTAAAAGCTGCCAAGACATATGCTTACTAAGCCGTTTAGCCTTTCGACACTTTGTTCCATCTTGATCCCTGCCAAATAAAGCAGCATCAACAACTGTTTGACCCCGAACAATTTGTGGGTATTCTCGAGCCGCAAACGTCAAAGCACCATTAGTAATTAATGGAAACTTAACATCCGAAGCCCCCACCCATGGAAAGGTTTTTTCTTCTTTTACTTGCAGAGCTATTTTTAAAGCTTCATCATTCCTATCCATCCATTCATTCATAGACTCCCTGTCAATATCTGTCTCAGTCTTAACTTTATCAGCTATCTTACATAATTCTTCTTCATCAAGGTCTTCAGCGATATTTAACGACGAAGATAATTTTAATAATTTATCAATTAACATTTTTTACCTTTATAAGAATCAAACCCAGATTTATGGAATCCGTCACCCTTTAGATTAAAAGAAAATCGACTTGTATACAATTTATCCATATCTGTGGCACACTTTGGACAGAACACAACAACATCACTTTTAACAAGATGTTCTTCTATTATGTTACAAGCTTCACACTTAAAGTCCCATATTGGCATATTAATATCCTGTCACTCTATTGCGTCCAGTTGATGTAGACGTAGCTGTAGGCTGATCTATGTATTCTGGGTTAGTGCGCATAACTTCTTGTCCCTGTCTGACAATATATCTAACACAATCTAAGAAATCGTGCCCTGTGCCATCACGTCCTCTAGTAGTGACTATTTCTCCCTTATCATTCCTTCGATATAGTCGTAGTTCCTTAAATATTTCTTGAAGATGTTCAGCAATTTTTAATCGTCCTGAACTCAATCTATCCCATACTTCTATAATACCTGCTTCAACTTCTTTACCTGCACGAGATAAAGAAAGTCGCAACCCTAACCTAGTATATGTATCAAGGGTTATTTCTTTAGACGTCAAACTATCATTTCGATTAGCTGCTTTATCAATTATTCCACATATCCACTCACCACGCTGCCGAATAGATGAAGCATGTATCTCAGCATTTTCTTGTCCTCTTCCATAAGCATCATAAATATACCAAGTATCCGTAGCTTGACAGTACGCGCCCCACACAACACATGTGCGTGCCCAACCTGGGTCCATGGCGTAAGCCTTAGGCCATTCAGGCTGTGGTAGGGATCGCCCAATCTTAAATTGTATATCTCCTTCCCAAATAGGGTAGATAACCCCTGAACCTGCTGATATCCGTCCGTAAAACTTAGCTTCACGTTGATAAGGGGGGAGTGAATCAAAAAATGCTTTCTTTTCTTCATCTGAGAAGTGTGGTACATCATCCATGTCAAAATTAACTGAATACTTTCCATTCCCAACAACACCAGTACAAGCATTCCCATCTGGGAAGAACTGAAGCATAGTATCACTTAGTCCCTTATCAGGAGTAAAGGTAATATACTTTATTCCCCCAACACGAAATATACGTGCGGTACATTCAGTATCAATTGCTAATGGTGGCTCTTCATCACAATGTACTACATCTATTGCTGCGCCTGAAAATGCAGCAGTATCAGACTCATAAGACTTAAAATAAATTTCACTGATTCCGTCTACTTTGCCGTCTGTCTGGTGATGAACCAGAATACATTCAACTGCACCAGGTACACCAGGCTTTGATCTTGTATCAATAATACATTCTTTAGGAATGAGTCCAGTACCAGGATCAGAAGGATTACCTAATAAAATGGTCTGTATGGCATCACGTGTTCCAGTAGAAGTGACACCAACTACCCACATCTTTATCGGACGCTTAAAAACCTTACCTTCCCACCACTTAGGATATCTGCCAGTTGCATGTACTGCATCGGCATATCCACCGCAAAGGCTCTTACCAGAACCATTAGGAGCAACTAAAACAGTTTGTGGATACTCACGACTAGCCTTAAAAAAGGCTAGCTGCTTAGGATATTTGGACCTTGAATTAATAATTCCCTTATGTATAAAGGGAAAATCTGTAATATCAGAATCAGGAAACAGATAAGCAAGACGATTATATTTATATCGTCTTTCCTTCTCTTCGATTAAACGAAGTATCTGTTCTTGTGATGATCTAGTATCCATTATTAACTGTGTGAGTTATCAATTTTATAATAAGTCATAGTTGAACTAACTGATGGCAAACTTGAATTAACTTGCAAATAATTACCAGCCTTAAAGTAATACTTTTGTTTATCCCAGTACGGATCAGTAAACATTGAATTTGCGGTAACTGTAGACAACCCTGCTGTTATATTAGTTAAGGCTACAGATAACACTTTATTTTTCATTCTAATATTAAAATTAACTCTATCCCCAACACTCATAAGTCCTAAACTTAGACGAATATAATCACCTTTAGGAGTCTTAAGTTCAGCGATTACCGTATTTGTTGGTTTCCAATAAATCTTACATACTTGAGGATTTAAATCAGAATTCAGACCATGAATCTGACCAATAATTATCCCTTTTTGGCTTGCAGGGAAAGAATTAATGACACAGTCCACATCAAGAAAATGATCTCCTGAAAATGTCCACTCACCTGCTGCTAACATTTCTCTTAATTCTGTTCTAGGATTAGTAGAATTAGCTGTTGTGCCACCATCTGAAGGGCAGTGCATAACAATAGAGCCGTCAGCTTGCGGAATAAAATACTTATCCGTATAACCATTTACTAAGACTGGATTTGTAATCTCTACAACCCCAGAATCCTTTTTAACTGGTAAGCTTAGTTTCCAATCCGACAAATC